CATGGGCAATTCCAATTCATAAGCCCGCTTTCTTTGGCCAAGACGGCAAGGCTGGTTCAGTGTCTATTCCGAAACTAGGTTCAATCGTTGGAGTTAGATTTAACCATGGCGACCTCTATTCGCCAGAATACAAACAGATCCAAGAGATCGGTGATGACATTAAAGAAGAGTTAAGAAAAGAGGGAGAATATGCAGGTTCTCATTTTGTACTTTTCGACGGTGACGAAGAGCTAAAGTTATGGTTTACTGTTAAAAAGGGTTTGACTCTACAACTTAAGAATTCAAGAATCAATATTGATCAAAATTCAAAAATTACGCTTGAACACGAGGACTCGCTGTCAATAATTGAATTGGACGGAGCCACCGTTAGAATAGTATCAGACAGCCAAGTCAATATCACCTCAAATTCAGTTAGAGCAACAGCTGATCAAATTTGGTTAGACGGTGATTCAACTAGAGTCGGTCATAGTCCAATAACTGGACCGGCTGTATTGGGCGATAGATTGTTTGCCATGTTAAAGGTTCTAGCAGGTATGATTGATGCTAAATTCCCATCCACGCCAGGTGCAGCACAACAAGTGGTCGAAGCAGCCAAGGTACTTAGTCTATCTGAGACAGTTATTGTCGGTAAATAAAACTCAGCCAGGTTTTTGGATAAAAGATAGTATTGGAAAATTACTATGACATATTAGGCGTTAAGCGGGAAGCAACGAAAGAGGAAATTAAAAAAGCCTATCGTAAGCTTGCAACCAAATATCATCCGGATAAAAATCCAGACGGAGCTGAGCAATTTAAAAAGATTGCAGAAGCTTATTCAATACTCGGCGATGAAAAGAAAAAGGCTGACTATGATGCGCCTAAGCGGACTAAGTTTTCTTTTGACGATTTTGGCTTTAATAACTTTTCATCAAATCCATTCAATACATGGAAAGACTTTAATGGGTTTGGCAGTCGACCGTCAACTCACAATCTAACAATAGTTAGTAATTTTCAGCTGCCCTTTCTTTCAACGCTAACTGGCGAAAAGTTTGAAGTCTTGATTGAACAGACACATACTGATGTCAACGGTAAAGCAACTCGAGAAAATAAGACTCTTAGTGTAAACGTTAATTTGCGGGAACGATATTTTCCAGTTGTAAAACAGCGAAATGGTCTCTACACAGTTCAACTTAGGATTAGAGGATATGGAGATTCAGTTGATTATATTAATCAATTAAACGGCTCTACTCAGAGAGCGGTCGGCGACCTATTGCTAAATTTGATTATTTCAACCGATCGAGTTGAGATAGAAAATGGCGATATCATACATGAAGTCGATATTCCATTAACTGAAGCACTTTTTCCAGAAGAGTTTATATTTGAGTCGATCGACTCAAAGAAATTTAAAATCAAGTCATTTAATAGCAATAGCTTAGCAAAACTTACGCTAAACATTCCAGGCAACGGCCTATTGAAGGAAAATGGCCAACCTGGCAGATATTGCTTTAAACTAAATGTTATCAAACCAAATTTGTCGGCTCTGTCCGATGAAGAGATCGCCACTCTGGTGAATTTACTAAGTCGGCCGTAATAAATAACGGTATACGGAAATCGCCCGTTTTGGCGGGTTATTCCTGTATAAATAATAAAAAATTTACATGGCTTAGTGAATACTAAACTTATCAATTTGAGCACGCCGGTTCCAACTGAGAATGAGGTTTTCATCGTTGAGAGAATCAATGAGGGACTTGATGTATCTAATGAGAATGGAGACATTGTATTAGAAGGTACCGCTGCAGTATTCGGAGTTAAGAATAATAACAACCGAGTTTATGAGAAGGAGGAGTATTTACCTCACCTTTCTTATCTGCAGGAAAAAATTTCAAAGGGTCAGCTTTTCGGAGAACTTGATCACCCACAAAGCTTTGACGTTTCGCTTAAGAACGTTTCACACGTAGTTGAAGGCCTAAGCTATGACGAAGGATCTAATTCAGTAAAAATCAAGCTTCGTATCCTAAATACACCAGCCGGTCAGATCGCAAAGACTTTAGTTGAGTCTGGTTGCACAATCTCATGTTCTTCTAGAGCTGCTGGTCAAGTAATGAATGAAGGTAAAGTAAAACTTCACAGAATCTTTACTTACGACCTAGTTGCCGAGCCAGGTTTCTCGCAAGCAATTTTACAAAAATCAGTAAACGAAGGTTTACAAACACAATTCACAAGCGTGTTTGAATCATTAGATCTATTAAAGCAAACTTCCGTTACAAATAAACTTATGGATATTTCAGAAAATTTCAATTTCGAGGATTCTGTGAAGGTCTATAGGATAAATAATTCAGAAATGAATACACCTACTCAAAATAACAACAAACAAATGGCAAATGAGTTTGTAAGTAGAGAAGAACTTAATCAGTACTCTGAGCTAGTTAAGAAAAAGTTCGAGGCTCTTCAAGAAAGCATTACAAAGAACAACCAGGGCATCAACGCTCTATCTGAAAGTTCTAACGATTCTCCAAAGATGGTTACTTATGTTAACTATCTAGCTGGCGAAATGGAAAAGCTTGTTGAGTATACTAATTACCTTTCAACTATGTTGAATAAAGGAATTAACTATACTGAGCATGTTGCAGAAAAAGTAAACAACGTAATTGATTACTCTGATTACTTAGCAGAAAAGACAGAACAGAACATTCAGTACTCTGACTATTTAGGCGAAAAAGTAAATCAATCAATTAACTATTCAGAATATGTTGCTGAACAGGTTGAAAAGAACATCAAGTATACAGAATACGTTGCTGAACAAGCAGACAAAGGAATTCAGTATGCAGAGTATGTTGCTGAACAAGCTGAAAAAGGAATTCGTTATTCTGAGTACATTGGCGAAAATCTAGAAGCTGCTATTAAATACGCAGACTACTTAGGAGAGAATCTAGAAAAAGGAATCAAGTATTCTGAGTATCTAGCTGAAACTATGAATGAAAAGATTTCTCCAAGCGCAGCAATCTCTGCTCGCAAATTACTAGCCGATGTTAAGACCTTAAATGAAGGTGTTAATTACGAAGTAAATGAAGAGTCTGGAGTAGACGAACTAGTTGCAGCAGTTGACGGCATTATCGGCCACATTAAATCAAATGCAGCAAATACCGTTCTAGAGAACAGATACCCATTCTTAAAGCTTCTAAGCGAAAACAATAAGCAAAAATTCTTCTCATTAGATCAAGAGACCAAAACTGCAATCGTAGAAACTCTAAGAGGAGCAGTTTACTTCACAGAAGCTGAAGTTATCAATCTAATGGAGGCAGTTCTTAATAAGCAGGAGGAAAATACTCCTAAATACGTAAGATTTATGCCAGAAAAATACAAAGAAGTATTTGAAAGCATGACAGATGGTGAGAGAAATTGGATTGCCGCTCAAGCGCATAACTTCCAATTAAATAATGCTTACCAAGTTAAATCATTCTGGGATTCTCGTGATCTTCGCGGAATTTACGAAAGATTAGCTGTTGAAAAATCAAATTCAGAAAAAATTAACGAAAGCCAAGGTGCAGAAGGCTACGTCTCGTTAAATAAAGTCAATGAAAGTCTAAGAGGTTACTCAAACGACTATCTTGCAGCTCTAAAACGTAGAGCACAAAATTAAAAAAACCGTTTCTAAAAAATGGCAACTAAAGTTTTCAAAAGACTCAACGACGCAAGCGTACGTGAGACTTGGGCTCCAGTTTTAGAAGGTTATGGCGTAGACTTAAATGCACGCCCTTGGTTAGTTGACTATGCTCACAACCACGCTATCTTCGAAAACGCTGGCGCTATCAACGAAGCAGCTGTAGCTCCAGGTTTGTTCTTCCAACAACCAGGTTCTATCAGCTCTATGGGCGCAATCAGCGCTCCAACCAACGCAATGACTCCGTTCACTGCAGGTGGTGCAAAAACAACCGCTGCTGGTTCAGGTGATAAATTCCCATCACTTATGCCAGTTGCAATTCAAGTAGCAGCTAAAACTATCGGTTTCGACCTAGTTGGTGTTGTTCCTATGGATTCTCCAGTAGGTTTCCTTCCTTACCTAGACTACGTTTACCAAGGTGGTAGCTTAGGTTCTGAGTACGAGCCTTACCTAATCAAAATTGCTGGTTTTACCGCAGTTGAAGTAGCAACTTTCGCAGCTGGTTCAAACTACACTATTGACGGTGATGGTGCTGGTACTGCAGCAGTTCTTACTCTTCAGTATGTAGGTGCTTCACGTGTTGATGGCGATCCTATCTTCAAAGTGATCTCTTCTGACGAGTCTCTTACCCTTGCAACTTACATTGCAGCAGGTAACGTTCTAAACAGCATTACTCTTGATGCAGCTAACGTTGTATCTCTAGTATCTGCTCTTGAGAACCACATCTCTGGTTTCACTTCAGTATCTGATGCTGATTATGCAACTACTGACTTCAACGGTCCTTTCGCTGATACAACTGGTAACCAGTCTGCATTCGGCATGACTAGAGAAGCAGCTGAGCAATCTAAGTTCCGTCAAATGGGCTTAAGAATGTTCACCAAGTTCATCGAAGCAAAAGGCGACCAAGTTGCTATCTCTGCTTCTGTTGAGCAAATCCAAGATCTTAACCGCGTATGGAACTTCGACGTAATCTCTATGTTGGAGAACGTAGCAGTTAACGAACTTGCTCAGTCTATCAACAAGAAGTTGGTTGACCGTGTTGCTCAGCTTGGTGCAGCTCACGCAACTAAAGCGAACGACATAGAAGGTGTTGGAGCTACTCTAGCATCTCTAGTAAACCCTGTAGGCGCTGCTGATGCATTCACTCTTAGCGCTAACCAACGTAAAGTTGTTACTAAGATCCTTGAAATCGCAAACTTAATCTACCACAGAGGACGTTTCGGTGCAGGTACTTTCGTAGTAACTAACGGCCGTATCGCTTCTGCTCTTGCAGACGTATCTGGCTACGTTATCGCTCCTTTCAACAACGATCTTCCTGCTGGAGCAGGTCAGTTGTACCCAGCTGGTAAAGTATACGGCTTAACTGTATACGTTGATCCTAACATGAAGTTCAACGACACTCGTATCATTATCGGCCGTAAAGGTGCAGACGAAGAACCAGGTGTTAAATTCCTTCCATATATCATGGCAGAATCTCTTCAAACTATCTCTGAGGGTACTTTCTCTCCGAAGATCGGTATGAAGTCTCGCTATGCTATCACTGAAGCTGGATGGCACCCTGAAACTCAGTACTTCACATTAACTGTTACTAACCCAAGTTACTTAACAGCGTAATCGTAACTGATTTCGAATATTGAGAGGCTTTCCGAAAGGAAAGCCTTTCTTTTTTTAACCTGTTCGCAAATAAATAACTCTACAGAAAAAAATATACATCACATGAGCACTAAGCCTGTATTAAACTATTTCGAATACATTGCTGAAAAAGCTAATCAAGACCTAGCAGCGTTGCCTGCAGCAAAAGGTTCTGCTCCTAGCAAATCAGTAGATGCTGGAATGGCAAAATTAGACGTTAAAGGCAAGTCAGCTGGCAAATCAGTTAAACCTGAAATGGCAGATCTTCCAAAAGGTAAGGGTTCTATGCCATCTAAGTCTGTTAAGACTGGTGCCGCAGAATTACCAACTGCAAAGGGCAGCACACCAAAGAAATCTGTTGATTCTAAGTTTGCAAACCTAGTAGTTAAAGGATCTACTTCTAAGAAGTCAGTTGATCCTGCAATGGCTAAAATGCCTAAAAAGTAATTATTGAATAATGAAAAAAGCTACCTCAAATAGCAGCCTTGAAATGGGCTATGTTGCTGAGAGCTTTTCATCTTATATTCAAGAGAATTCTTTAAAGGATTTAGTCGGCAAGACTGACGAAGAAGAACTTGATCTAGATGATGCTAGAGCAATCGGTAAAAAGATTACCAAAATGAAGGGCGAAGACCGTAAAAAGTATATCGGTATCGTTAACTTTATGGGCGCATCTTGCAGAATCTACAATGAGATTTGGGCAAACTATAAGCCAGTTGATCCAACTAAGAAGAAAGCAAACGTCGGTAAAGAATTCAAAGGTGAAAAAACTGTTGGTTAACACTTGAACGCACGCGGTGTAATTATTGAGACTACTGCAAGTTTTGAAACTACTTGGCAAAAAGTGGATGGCGAAATCAAATGGGATCAGAATGCCCAAAAGATTACTATCCACGATGCTGACGTGTATCCTGATTTAGAATATACTGAAGCTAGCGCAAGAGCAACGTACGTTAAATACGTATCAGCCGCAAGAATCAACGAATTGTTAGCTGCAATTAATCAAAAGATTGAAGCTCTAATCCTATCAGAGCAACCAGAGTCACCTAAACCTGAAGAAGATAAGCAACCTAATGATACAGATACTAATCAAACTGGGGTGACCGAGAATGAAGACAAAAAGGTTCTAGGTAATTATACAGTATTGATCGTCGCTGATAAGATCAGATTTACTGAAGGTCAGCGAAATACTACAACGGCTAATGCTGAATTACTATTTAAAATTTCTGAAAATTTACAGCCAGAACTTGGTCGTGGCGGCTTAACTAATCAAGATAAGATCTCGGTGCAAGTTTCCTACTTATTAAACAGTAAACCTTTTCAAAAGGTATTTGAATTAAGTAAGTTTGAGGAAGATGTAACTAAATTTGGTGGAAACCTAGTCATTCAAGCACTACCATCGATTGAGGTTAAATTTAAAGCAAAAGAGGACGTTTACGCATACGATGATCAAGAATCGACTGAAGTTAAAGTAACAAAAGCAGTTAGAGCAGATTTAGAAAAGTTACCAGAAGAAAAGTTATCTGAGATTGAAAACATGATCCTCAGAATTAGACAAACCCGAACTGCAAAGAAAACGCAGGAAATGCAAGCAAGCAAATCTGACTCTAATAAATAACTAAAAAGTATAAACACGAAATGGCTGGATTACCACATTGGAGAAATTCACTCGCATCGAAGGAGAAATACGAACCGATCTATCTTAACCAGTTTGAGATACTAATCACTCCACCGCCTGCAGTAGCAGCTGCGATTGGATTCGGTGGGACCTTGATGCTAGATCATGTTAAAAAGATTGAAGGTTTACCAGAACAATCTGGAACTGGAAAACTAGTTGAACAATTCTATAAGTTCGCTAAGAGATTGTATGCAGCAGCAAAGCCTGAAGCAACTACTGCGACTCTTAAAATCGATTTTGAGGTTAACTTAAATGAGAACAATGATATGTATACGTACAATGCATTGAGAGCTTGGGCAGATCTAGTTTACAATCCACTAACTGGTGCACAAGGTCTAAAAAGAGATTATGCAGATGCAGCTATCACAGTAAACGTGTTTAATCGCTCAGGCCAGATCTTTAGAGAATTCAATTTTGAACCAGTATTTATTGGTCCAGATAAGTTAACTGAAATGAAATTAGATTATGCATCTGACGAAATTTACAGATTGACTGCAACATTCTCAGCGGATACTTACACTGAAAATCGCCTAGGCGCACTATAAAATAACGAAAGATTTAATCATGGATATGTTTAATGCAAAATCTCGTAGAAATCCAAAGATGGATAACTGGATGGATCTTTCAAAGCCAGAATTTGGCGGCCCAAAAGAAAAGACTGATTTTGATAAGTCAAAAAGAGAATTTTTAAAAGGCTATCAGCGTGTAGTTGATAGAAATGCTGATTTTGAAGGCGGTAAGACTATAAATAACTACGATACCACTTGGAAGGCAGTCTCAAGAGACGTTGTGTCTAGACAAGCTGGAAAAAAACCATTTGACCCAATGCACTCTACTCCTGCAACAAAAAACTCTACCAAAATTGAAGAAGGTAGAATCTTCCGTTTTGAAGAATTCGTAAATGAAAACTTCGAAGAGATGATGAACGACACTGAAGACATGCCAAATGATGACATGCCGATGGACGAAAAACCTGAGCTAGACGAGGAAAAACTCGAAATGCTTATGGAAGAATTCGGAGATCAGATGAAAGAGATGATCGACGAAATCTGCGAAAAGATGGAACTTGATAAAGCTGAATGCTGCGATTACATCTGCGCTACTATCGAAAAGGTTTGCAAAACTGAAGACGAAGAAGAAGGTAACGAAGATTCAGACGATAAGGAAGAAGAAGACGAAGATAAGTAATACTTATAGATTCTCAATAACCTAAAAGGAGGTCGCTTAGCGTCCTCCTTTTTTTTATTTTATAATAGTAATATTGGCAGAATCTGTTTCAAACTCGT